TTCAACGAAACAATCAAGTCAAGGCACAGGGACGAGTTCACATATGCTTCTTTCAGCGAGGGAGAAAAGATGCGTATAGATCTATCTCTTCTCCTTGCGTGGAGAGAGATTGCTCGTCTAAAGAACAGCACCAACTGCAACATTCTTGTACTTGATGAGGTATTTGATTCAAGCCTAGATACCACGGGTATGGATGAGTTCATGAAACTAATCAAGACCCTTGGTAAAAGATGCAACATATTCGTCATATCTCACAAGACAGATCAACTTGTCGATAAGTTTCAGGATGTCCTTACATTCAGTAAGAAGAATAACTTCAGTAGGATAAATCCATGAGAGACTATTTTCTTAGAAACAAGTTCGCAAAGGCATGGCAACTTGCAGACTCACTCGTATCGCGTGGATTGGCTGGTGCCACCGTGTCTGAAGAGATAAAGGACATACGAGAGATATCTTGTCATGGATCTTCAGATACTGGCATAGGGCCATGTGATTCGCGGGAAGAAAGCAAGAAATATCCAAAATCATTTATATGTGCTGCTTGCAACTGTGGTGACTTTGGACATACTCAACTTACCAATCTTGATGAAAAACATTATTCCAAGTTGGATTATCCACGGGTTCACTGCCCGAAACAAATGCCAGGATTCAGCAACTATACTCCCCCAACAATCTCGGAGAATAACGAGAGAAAGAGATTGATGGAGTCAATCTTTGGGGTAGAATACTTATCACAACTACTGACAGAGAAGGAGAATGAGAAGTGAGCAAGAACTGGAAGGACAACGGAGATCACGATCCTTTTGCGGGAGGAAGATCATCCTCTCGCGGCAGAAAGCATGAACGCAGAGGACAAAGGCATGAACAAAAGCATCATCTGCGTGATGTGAAAGACATGGTTAATGGTGGTGAAGACATTGACGAAGACCTCATGGATGACCTTGAGGAGGAGGAATAATCATGAAGATCAGCAAGAAAACATTCGACATCCTAAAGAACTTTTCGGGAATCCGCTCGTCCATCTATGTGGACAGAGGAAATGTAATCCGCACCGTTTCTACTGCCAAGAACATCATGGCAGAGGCAAAGGTGGATGAGAACTTCCCATCTCCATTCGCAATCTTCGATCTTGGCAAGTTCATTGCCACGACGAGTCTGTTCTCTGAACCAGACTATGACTTCAGCGACAAGTTCGTTGTCGTTAACTCTCCAAATGGAAGCACGGTTCGTTACTGCTATGCCGATGAGAAGTTGGTTGAGAAGGCAAACAAGACCATCAAGATGCCAATGCTCACGGCAGAGTTCACCCTAACGGCTAATCAGATTGCAGAGATTCAGAAGGCGGCTTCTGTTCTTCAACTTGACACCATCTGCATACAGAACAAGAGTTCAGACATACAGATCGTGGCATTCGACCGCAAGATTGGAATGAACAGTTCATCAAACCACTACAGCATGACCGCAAGCACAAAGAAGCAACCATCAGACTTCTCTGTGTATATCGACATCGAACTTCTTAAGATGATCCCCGATGACTATTCGTTTGAAATCGGTGGATCGGCTGTTGCCAAGTTGACAGGAACAAAGAACGGCGTTACCTATTGGATTGCTCTTCGTCCAGAAACCAAGTGAGGTGAAAGATGCTTGCTACAGATGAATATCTGTGGTCGGAGAAGTACAGACCAAAGAGGATCGCAGATTGCGTCCTTACTCCCGAACTTTTCAATACATTTGAGGAAGCGATTAAGCAAGGACAGATTCAGAATATGCTTCTGTCTGGTGGACCTGGTGTTGGCAAGACCACCGTTGCCAAGGCATTGTGTGAGGAACTTAGGTGTGATTACATCCTCATCAACTGCTCTGAAGATGGAAATATAGACACCCTGCGTACAAGAATCCGCGAGTTTGCAAGTGCGGTTTCCTTTAGCGGTGGTGCTAAGGTGGTCATCCTTGACGAGTTCGACTACTCTAACCCCCAATCCATGCAACCCGCACTTCGTGGTTTCATGGAGGAGTTCTCCAAGAACTGTCGATTCATTCTGACTTGCAACTACAAGAATCGAATCATTCAGCCTCTGCATTCACGATGCACGGTCATCGACTTCAAGATCCCATCATTAGATAAGCCAAAACTCGCCAAGCAGATGCTGAAGCGGGTGTGTGCCATTCTTGATGCTGAGGACATTGAGTATGATCAGAAGGTGGTTGCTGAACTTGTCATGCGTAGGTTCCCCGATTTCCGCAGACTCATCAATGACCTTCAGAAGTATTCCTTGGGTGGAAAGATCGATGTTGGCATCCTTGGCACAAGTGCTTCGGACAAGATCAACGATCTTATTGCCTTCATGAAGAAGAAGGAGTTTGGATCGATTCGCAAGTGGGTAGCAAGCAACATCGACAATGACCATGTGGGTTTGTTCCGCTCCGTCTATGATGGTCTACATGACATTCTAGAGCCACAGTCGATCCCACAGGCCATTCTTACCATTGCCGAATATCAGTACAAGGCGGCATTCGTGGCTGATCAGGAGATCAACACAATGGCCTGTCTAAGCGAACTGATGGTTTCCTGCGAGTTCAAGAAATGAACGACAGTCCATTCGACTTTCTCAACAGCATCAACCAGACCAAGGTAAATCTTATCCGTGATGAGGGGAGGGGGGCATCTGAATATGCCCCCTATCTCATGAACAAAGGTCTGTCGCAGTTTGCAGACTCCATCATGTATGCAAATGAGATGAATCTTCATTGCCATTTGGACAAGCAGATGCAGTATGAATATCTGCTTCACTCTCTGAGGCCAAGAAAAAGATTCGCAAAGTGGGCAAAGAAAGACGATGCAGAGACTACCCAAAAGATCATGGACATCTTCGGGTGTTCTGTTAGGAAGGCAGAAGAGATAAAGGCCACATTGGACAAGAAGACCGTAGCCAAGATCCTCAAAAGGGGATCCGAGATGCGTGGAGGAATCTGAAATGCTAAATATTTCAGTTATTCACACATGCTTGATTGATTGGCGAGGTCGATATGGAAAAAAGAATACTTTCCCTCAATGCAGAGGATTTGCTTGAGGTGACACTAAAGGCAGAGGATGATTTCCTAAAAGTAAGAGAAACACTTACCCGCATAGGAGTTTCCTCCAAGAAAGAAAACAAGTTGTATCAGAGTTGCCATATACTCCACAAGAGAGGCAAGTTCTACATAGTTCACTTCAAGGAACTATTTGCCCTTGATGGTCTACCCACCGATATAGATGATACTGACATTGGCAGACGGAACACCATTGCAAATCTACTTGAGGAGTGGGGTCTTGTCGATGTGGTTGACAAGAAGAAGGCTGGTGACCCAATAGTTTCTCTTGCTCAGATGAAGATAATCCCTCATAAAGAGAAGAGTAACTGGGAATTGGTGCCTAAATACCACATAGGACGAAAGAAGAACTAACCTCAATAGGAGTATTTTTATTATGAAGCCCACAATTACATTATGCATGATTGTAAAGAACGAGTCGCACATCATACTTGAGTGTCTTAACTCGGTATACAAGTTCATCGACTATTGGGTTATTTGCGATACAGGTTCCACGGACAACACAAAGGAAATCATCACTAACTTCTTCAAGGAGAAGGGTATTCCTGGTGAGATCCATGATCATGAGTGGAAGAACTTCGGTCACAACAGGACACTCGCTTTCAGGGCTGCTGAAGGAAAAGCAGACTACGCATGGGTAATCGACGCTGATGATTATATTGAGGGAGAACTTAAACTACCGCCAACTAAGGATGTAGATAGTTACGCTCTACGCATCAAGCGTGGAACATTCTTCTGGTGGCGCAATCAAATATTCAAGTTGGATGCCAAGTGGGAATACAAGGGTGTTCTTCATGAGTATGCAGCCTGTGAAAAACAACAGCCAAAGATCGTCAAGTTGGACGGAAACTACAACATCTGTGCTCGTACCATGGGTGGTGCGAGAAACGTGGGAATCACTCCCGTAGAGAAGTACAGCAGGGATGCAGAGATTCTTGAAGAGGCGATGAAGGAAGATCCAACGAATACTCGCCACCAGTTTTATCTTGCACAATCATATTTTGATTCTCAGCAGTGGGAAAAGTCCGATGA